GTATATTATTTTTGTAAGCTAATGCTTGATCACGTATGGGACCTTCTGTTTTGTCACCTACATGAATGATTTTATCTGCAGCTAGTTTAGCCCAATCAGTCACTGCTAAAGGACCATTGCTAGATGCAACGACATTAACTGCACCCGGAGAAAGATTTGCTGTAAATGTAAGCATATAGAAAGGGGGCAATGCCTTGTTAGACACTGCCCCTATAGTTAGTTAGCTATTAAGCCAACTGGTCACGATCTACGTCAGCGGGACCTACACGATCTGCAATATTGCAAAGCAGTGCCCAGACACGGACCTTACCTGCAGAAATAGCAGTCGTAGAAGTTGCGATCAATAGATCAATGGTATCTGCAGAACCACGAACAATGGGCTGATACGCTGCAGGTTGTGCTGCATAGCCAGTAGCTGAGCTATCTAGCACTGCACCATCAACAAATGCGTCTGCATCAGCACCAGTGATGCCTAGATCGACAGTAACATCACCAGTGATGGTTGAAGTGACTTCATAGCCAGCAGCAATGACAAGCGTCTCTGCTGGAACGTCAATGATTTCAATCACATCAGCAGCAGCAAGAGCACTGCCTTTGGTGGTAGTAGCCACTGCAAAGTCGAGTGTAGCTTCGACCATGTAGGGCATATTACGAATAGAACGTGCAGGATGAGTACCTGCTTGGATTCCTGGGGATACGTCAACGGTAGCCATTTATATTTCCTCCAATTAAGCTGCGTTATATTTAGCGGTTACAATTGCTTCTGGCCTCAAAATTTTTCTGCCATACAAGTGCATACCACGTACAATGTCAGCAAAACTGTCAGGGTCACGATAGTTTTCAGTCTTGGTAATTTGCTGTGCAGTAGCAACAGCAGCTTCATGACCTGCTACAATAACACCGTAGTTGCTGTTCTGGTTAGCAGTACCTGTAGTACCTGGGCCAGTGCCAATCTTGGGAAGGTTGTTAGAAACATAAACACGGAAACCGTGAAGGTTGTTAATAACAAGACCATTTTGAAGACCAGAACCACCGAAGTCACTGTTCAATAGGCGACTATCTTCGTCTTTAAGCAATTCAATAAAGACGGGATCGACAACCAACCAACGACCCGTGGTATCAACAAACTGCTGATCTAGCAAACGACCCATACGTGCAATAACCATTAAAGGTGATGCAGTTGCAGTGGGAAGTGCAGTTGCGCCAGGAAGACGAGCAGCAAGAGGAATGGAATGATCACCTGCAGATGCAGTGGTAATATTACCAAAGCTATCTTTACGGAGCTTCATCGAAGTAAGCAATTCATCTGAACCTGCAGTTGAAACAGCCTTAGTGCCAGGGGCAGTTGTACGTGCAGTGTCAGCATTGACATGCTTAGCTGATTGATAGAAGCCTGCAAGGTAGCCAAGAACGTCTTGATCATACTGGTCACGCAAGCGATATGCTGCACGATCAGATGCCATAGACATGAAGTTTACATGACTGTGAGCAGCTTCAATGTCATCAATCTTAAATGCAAAGTAGTTTGCTTGATCAACGACAAGGGTGAAGTCTTCGTCATCAAGATCTTGTGCCGTGATTTGTGTGCCACGAGCATAAGATTGAACAGAGACTTCAGGCTCTTTGATGATCTTAACCGAATCACCCATGTTAGCGATCTCACCGAAGTAGTCGCTGTTAGTGATATCTTCTACGGTTGAAGATTTACGGAATGCAAGTTGTACCTGTTTGCTGTAAATGACAGCTGAGAAATTGCCATTTGGCAGGTTGTTGTAATTCGGGGCTTTAGGAAAAGCCATGATTTATCCTCCTAAGATAAATGAATAAGTATATAAATACGCTTAAACATTCACTACAGAGGCTGTCAATATTGAGTGCGAAAGTTATCGGGTCAATATATTTTCAGGTAAGTCTGATAGTCTATTGTTTTGCGCCACAAGATGACACAAAGAAATGAACACATGTTCTGTATATTCTTGTTTCATCTTATTGATAGCAGCACAGACTAATTGGATATTATCCTTGTGATAGCCTTTACTACTATCGATTCGGTCTAGGCTTATCGTATTAAACTGGTTGGCTACAGCTACTAGCGGCAGTTTTGTATAAGCACAAAGACCTTGCTGCACTTCAAAAACATCTAGTAAGTCTTCATTGACTAAACTAAATTCTTTATTTCGATTCTTTGCTTTAGTGCAAAGGTTCTTTAACCTTGAATCTATATCTCTAGTATATTTTGGTATGTAACTTTTTCGGGCTACAGACACTCTCTTTTTTATGGTGTTTTCATTTTTCAAGTAGTACTCGTGTCCAACAATGCAAGCACATGGCTTACATATACCACGAACCCCAAACTTCTTATGTTTATCTTTATGAAACTCTGTCAGTGGCTTTTCAATGCCACACTTACGGCAACACTTTACCTGTTCCATTCTATCTCCGACAAGAAAATGGGCTAGCTAATGTGTCGGCATTAGCAGGGGAGCTACCCTCTTCGCCCGTTACTTTGCTCTTGTTATATTGACTTAATTTAAATTTGTCAAGTTACTATGATACTAACGTGCGTGACCTGACTTATCATACACAAATTTACCAGAACGTATAGCAGCAATAATGAGATCTTGTTTCTTCTCATACTCAGCTGCTGACATGCGCTCTACATCAGATTCATAAAATACGTCATTGTTTCTTTCACTAGGCTGTGATCGTTTAGAACCCATCACTGAACGTGCAGCATCCTTGTATGTGTCTTTCTTACGACTACCTGCAATGCCCATATCAGCTTTGTACAGATCAATAGCACGTGCAGCTGAAATAGCGTCTGTTTCGTTGTCGTATAAAGCTTGTTGCACCCACTTGGGCTGCTTATCTACCCACTCATGGAATTCATCCTGCTCCCTAATTTCATCAAAGTCTGGATGTAACTTCATAAGCTGTGCTTCAGCTTTCTTCTTTTCAGCTTCCTCTGCCATCTGATTAATCTTATGAACACGGGATTCAAGTTCAGCAGACTGTTCTCGTGCTTTTTTAATGGCAATAGTTTCAACAATCTTTGCTACGTCTGGATACTCACTAACCCATGCCTCTAATTCTTCTTCACTTTTGGGTAGCTTAATCTGTTCTTTTGTAGATGATTCTAGTTGTGCCTGTAGTTCATCGATCTTCTTTTGTAGATCTAATTGTTGTTTTTGTGAGTGTCTACGTAGATCGCCATAACGCTTTTTAAAACTACGCTCCTCTGCACTTTCAGGTACAACACCGTCATCATCTTCTACATCTTCAGATTCAATGTTTTTCTTATTATCTGGAGTCTCAAGCATCTGCTTTAACTCTTCTTCTTCTTGTTTTATTTTTTCATGATTAGCATTACGTTTAATAAAACCTGCTACTTTTACGTGTTCAATTTGTTGTTGCTCAGACATACTTACCTCTTTAGTTGGGGGCTGTTACATCAGGTGGCCCAAAGGCTACTATTTAAAATAGCCTATAATGAAGGGTTATTGTTATTGAAAGCTACACCCTTCTGTAGCTAACTATCTATTATATCATCCACCACCGGGGGTAGTCAATGCCCGTGTTACAATGGTAGGCATATACATTTGTAAAGCTTTAGCTGGATCTAAATTTTTCATACTAGCATTAATGGCAACATTAGATGCCATCTTTGTAATACTGCCAATGCGCCGTATTGTGTCCGTGTTTACCGTACCACTTAAGCCTTTCATTACATTTGCTGCTGCTATTTCTGAAACACCTGTAGATATGAGGGTGTCCTTAAAAGATGTTAAGAAATCACTCAAGTCCCCGCCTTGTACTACTTTAATAACTCCACTACCTATAGAGTTAGCAAATATACTAGACACTTGAGCCGGTTTTAAATTTACAGCACTTGCAATAGAATTTACAGTATCTGCACCTAATATAGCATTTGTAATATCGCCAGCATTAGCATTAATAGCACCAGTAGCTGCACCACTTAATACAGCCTTTTTAACATCCCCACCGACTGCTGCAGCACTGATTCCATTTACTGTAGCACCTATAATCGCAGATCCAACCGTTTGTGCCCCAACTGCACCAGCACCTAAAACAAACTCACCTACCGCAGTGGACCATCCAGCTGTAAATGGAGCTGCAGCCATAGCAGCAAATTGAACAAATGTACCTGCCGTTTTAGCATCTGGGTGCTCCCCAGTGTAGAAGCTAGCCTTTCCTACAGGTACAAGTTTATCGTCTATTTCTTTATAGACTTGTGTCATGCGCTCCCTGTTATCGCCACCCGTCTTTCCTGATATTTGATAGTAAATACCATCAGGCTGTTCTATCTTTTGTACTGCAGTTGTTTTATGATTAAGCACATCATACATAAAAGAAGAACCGGGTTTATCTTTAGCTGCGTCTGTCTGTAGCCACGCTCTGTATGGATTAACCCAGTAAGCATCATTTTGTACAGTCTCCATAATAGGAACACCGTCAGTGTCTACCCCTGTCTGTACTTCACTTGTGCCGAAATCTTTTAAGTCTTTAAACGGGTTATCCAATATCATACCAGGACCCCATGCCCTATTCTTAGCTTTATTTTCTGGTGCGTATTTAGTTGCATCTTTCTCTGCTAATGAAAGCAGGTACCTATTCATATCCGTATCTACATCTAGTCCCGCATAAGTGGGATCCATAGTAACTAAAGGCTGCTGTGTCACAGTACCTGTAATTGTAGATGCTTTACCGAATTGCCCAGGTTGACGTATTGAACTGAGTAAAGGCTGTGCTTCACTGGGATCTTTGTATACACCACCCTTACTTACAACTTTACTTGTTTGTGTAAAACCTTCAGGTATGTCCAGTTGAGGTGTGTCACCCATAAAAGGTATATAGATGTCACGCTCACCTTCTTTACCGAAGCGACGCATTTGATAAGCCATGGAGGGGACAGCACCGCCGCTTTGAAATCTTAGCTGCCCCTCCTCAGACTTTTTTGATTGATTCTCTACCTCTTCAATAATGTCATCAATCTCTGTTTCAAATTCACCAGTATCTTCCTCAGTTGCCTCATCTGCATTCCCCATCTGTCCCATAGCGTCCATCTTAGCTAAACCATTTTTAGCTGCCTGACGCATTTGCATAAGTCTTTCTAGCCCAATGAAACGTACTACATCTGCAGGAAATACAAACTCACCTTCACTAAGCTGTGCAGGTATATCATCACGTACCTCTTTTTTCAGTGATCCTACAGGTACTTCATTACCACTTACTGTATCGACAGTACCACCCTCTTGCATCATGCCACCGTCTTGAAAAAGACGTTGCATCTGTTTTTTAGACTTACTCTTGGGCATTGATTTCATCTCTTAGCCTTTTCATTTTCATAAGAGCATCCAATGCTCCTTGTGCCTTGTACAGATCTACTGGATCTTTAGCCTGCTCTAGGATCTTGTAATAGCCCTTTGCCTTAGTTTCTAATACACCTGTAAATGCATCCCATACCATCTGGGTATTAAATACACTCTTAAGCCTGTTGAGGTGTTGGTGGTGCTGCTGGTCTGATTGATTGGACATTACCTGTAAACCCTTGTTCTCCTGGGACGGGAGCTTGTCCTATCCCAATATTGCCACCACCTGTTCCTGCTGTATCTGCTACTCCCGGTACTGCAGGTGCTCCAGATGCAGCAGGTTGTGCAGCAGGTTGTTGTGGCTGTATTATTGCTGCCTGTCTAGCAGCTTCTTCTAAACTATTAGTTACCTTATCTGGGTCAAGATCCATGGACTTAGCAATCTCACGGATAATGTAGGGGAACTTAGCAAATGGCATTAATGCAGGTGAGCTTGCAATCTGTAAAAACTGCATTAAGCGTTGACTGCGTACTTCATTTGCCATAAGGCTTTCAGTACCACGTGCTTTAACTTCTAAGTCACCACGTGCCTCTGGATCAAAGTCAAACTGCATATTAAAGCTAAAGAATGCCTCACCCATTGGGCGTAGCAAGTAATCATCGACATTCTTAATGACAGTCTTAATAGATCCCGTTGCAGCATTCATTAACATGCTAATGCCACTAGCTGTCCTACCTACACCAGCCACACCTGTCTGACCGTGTGCAAATGAAGGGAACCCAGTAGACTCATCTGCAAGTACACGTGCTTTATCAAACAATTGTAAATTCTCGTTAGATACATTGGGAAACTTAGTACCAAAGATAGCCTGTCCCGGTGCTCCGCCCTGTCTACGAAACACCTTACCTGGGTATATTTGTAAATCCTGCCCAGGTACAAGATTAGTTTCATCTACTTCAAACACAAGATTACCGGATAGTACTGCATTATCTACAGCTAATCTCATAAATCCATTCATCAGCGTCTGCGTATCATCCATGTTTTCACCGATACCAATACCGAAGAACGAATAAGGATTCAATTCATAAGGCACTGCATAGTATGGGATACGTGCAGGTTTAAATGGATTAAGTACCATACGAATGACACGATTATTACATAGCCACACATTAGCCTGTAGCTCATCAACACCATCTAGTTCTGCTGGTATCTTTACACCATTGTCTTTAAGCATATCGCTATCAACAGTTCCCCAGAACTCTAGTACTTCAAATCGATTGACACCATGATCCGTTTGATAGTCATTGAGATCATCTTCCCAATATTCTTTAGTGTATGACTCACCTTCAGCAATAACGTCATCTATGACTTTTTTACGGAAGTAGGGACGCTTCTTTAAAGCACGTAACTGTGATCTACTAAGCTTGTGCCTTTCTACGACATAGCTAGCTTCTTCCATGTTAGCTGCATCTGGATCAGGATAAAAATTCCATACACTGACATGTGAAGTAGAGGGTACAGTTTTAATAGTGGGCTTATAGTCTCCAGATTCTTCCCAGCTAGGGTATTCTTTATCTAGAGCAAAGGGACCCTTCATGATGCCCGTACCAAACAAAGACATTTCAAATGCCGTAGATCTTAACTGCTTACTTGCCTTGCTTTCGTCCAGTTGATCTTTAATCTTCTTTTCCATCTTCTTAGCAGCTACCATAGCGGGGCTGAACGTAACAGAAGTTGGGGTAGTACCTGCACCTAGCTTAAGGTTTTTAATGCCTCCTAGAGCTGATTTAAGGGGTCCTAAGAGCCTATCTAAACTGTAGGCAGTTGAACCTGGGGGTAGCTTTTTACCATCACCTGCAAAGCCATAGATAGCTTCACCTGCAACTGGGACTTGATTGGCTTTAGCTGGATCAAAGTGAACATCTTCAGCTACGCCCTCTGGCAATACAGTGGGTTCAACAGAGATAGGAAATGAGTTGTTAGAAAACAATACCTCAGTGATAGCTCCATATGCAGCTAGAACTTTAGTCTTGGTTACCTTGATAAATACACGGCTTTTTTCATCTTCACGAAATTGGACATCGGGTCCATAGATACCACGATAATTACGATAGGCTCTTAGCCATCTTTCTTCATCGTACCTTCTTGCAGTTTTAGCACGATTGAATTTACCTTTAACAAGTTCGATGATAGGCTTTGTAACCTCATCTTCCTTACTGAAGGATGGGGTATCTTCTAAGCTTACCGTCGTAGATTCAGTATAATCCGTTTTATCTTGGGCCATATTAGTATCCAAAAGTGCGGTCAGCTACACTCATACCGCTACGCTGATGTGCGGGATCATAATCCCATAAACTGCTTCTAGGTCTGCTCATAACACCATATCGTAGTGCATCGTATAAGTGATCTTCAGACTTTGTATTAATATCTTCAGGGTTTGATTTATCAAGAGGTATAACAGGAAGCTGTGCAATCAGGTTTGTACAGTTGTCCATAATCACAAGTCTAGGCTCTTCAGTAAAATCATCCAGCTGTAAGCGTCTATGTATCTCATTTTTACCTGCTACACGAGAACCTGCACTACGATCTGCTGGCCTCCACCTACAACCTTCGGCTATCATCTGCTCAGCCAATGAAGGACCAGTATCACCCCTACGATGCCAACAGGAAGAATCAAGAACACCATAACGGATCTGTCCATCTTCTTGTTCAATATTCAATATCATCTTGGCAAGGTCTTTAGCTAGTATTTTACTAACGTACAATTCCCTATAAACGACAAGTTGTTCCGCTGGGGTCACTGCAAACCACAATACTGCTGAGTAAGAACCGTATCCATAGTCACATGCCCTGAATCTAGCCCAGTTACTGGGTATTTTTTCATGTTTAATGACATGTATACGCCTGTTAAACTCTGGAAATGCAGCACCTTCGGCTACATCCCAGTTCCCTTCCAGCAATTGCTTACGTTGATGTTCAGGAAGTGACAAAAGCATGGTTTCATAGTCACCACCTTCAGCAAGATAGGGGTTATCTGAGAGCATAGCAGGTATAAACCTGCGTTTAAACAAAGGTTGACCCTCTTTACTGTGACCTTTTGGGTACGAAAGCGTGTCACCTGTCTCT